GAGTCTAATGCAAGATGCTCTGGATAGTGATGGTTTGAACAAACTATCTAATGCAGTTCATAAGGCTATACAAACCATTAACCTTATAGAAGGAAAGTCTACTATTATCCAAGAGCAGAGAAGTAAAGATGGATCTGATTTGGCTATTATAGATTTGCTCAATGAAGCAAAAGCAAGAAATGAGTTAATGAAAGATAAAGGTTTGAAAGGTTTGAATAAAGAAGGTTTGACAGTTGAGGTTTGACGTGCAAGGGGGTACCCGATCAAATTTAGAAAACGTTTTCCTTTTTTTCGCTGTCAGAGATAAATTTTCACAGTACTTTCAATATCCAAACCATATGCAGGTAGCCAAACCATGAATCCAGAAGCAATAACGGCAATTGGGGTAATAGTTTTAGGCGTAACAGGAGGATTCTTTGGAATGATTAGATATATGATTAAAACCTTAGCAGAACTCAAACCTAATTCTGGCTCAAGCATGAAAGATAAAGTTGATATTAATAGCAAAAGACTAGAAAAAATTGAACAACGTGTAGATAATATTTATGAGATTTTGGCAAAGAAGGGTTAAATGCTGGCAACCGATATACTTAAAGATGTTCCTGTAGAACTATTGGCAATATCTGAGGGAAGACGAGAACTAACTAAGTATGATCCTATGCTTTTCGCTTTACTCTACCTTCCGCATCACCTTACCAATGCTCATGGGGAGATAACCCTATCTGAGTTCCATGTGGATCTTGCTGAGTATGGGAAAAGGTGGATAAACCCCCCAAAAAATCCAAAGGAGAATAGAGATGCCTTCATCGCACCTAGAGAATGTGGCAAGTCAACCTGGATCTTCCTTATACTACCTATGTGGGCTGCTGCTCATGGTCATGTTAAGTTCATTGCAGCCTTTTCCGATGCTGCGTCACAGGCTGAAACTCATCTTATGTCTTTTAAAAACGAACTTGAAACCAATGAATATCTACAAATGGACTATCCAGAACTATGCAAGCCAAAGGTTGTTGCATCCACTGGCAGGTCTCTTGCTAGTAATTCTTGGCGTATTATTCAAAGCAATGATTTTATATTTGATGCTAATGGCATTGACACTAACTCTCTAGGTAAAAAAGTTTTTGGTCAACGCCCAGACTTGATTATCCTAGATGATATTGAAAAAGGCGAAAAGAACTACTCTGAATACCAGGCTGGGCAACAGAAAAATACAGTCTTTGATGATATTGCTCCTATGAACATTTATGCTCGTATGATATTTGTGGGAACTACTACTATGCCTAACTCTGTAATGGATCAGTTTAGAAAATATGCTGAAGAATATGCAGACCCAGAATTAAACTGGATTAAAGACCAGAACGTTAACGCACACTACTATCCAGCCATTATGCTCAATGATGATGGCTCAGAACGCTCTGTGTGGCCTGAGAAGTGGTCATTAGAGTGGCTTCAGTCACAACGCCATCTTCGTGATTTTGCAAAAAACTACATGAATCGCCCAATTAACACAGATGGTACATTCTGGACAAATCAAGATATTGTTATTGAACCAATTGAAGACTTTGGAAATACAATAATCTCAATTGATCCAGCAGTAACAAAGGGCAAAGTTTCTGACTTTACTGGAATATCAGTATTGTCAAGAGGGGTAGACGAACTAGGTAAAGAAAACATCTATGTTCGTCATGCAGAGCAAGTTAAAATGTCTCCATCTGAAATAGCAGCAAGAGTGGCAGCACTCGTAGACAACTACGATGTTGGTGTTCTTTATGTTGAAGTAAACCAAGGTGGAGATCTATGGAAGGATGTATTTAAAAACATTCCAGCCAAATATAGATCAAAGAATCAAAGTCTATCTAAACAGATCCGTGCAGGCAAGGCTTTGAACTTTTATCAGCAAGGAAAGGTAAGACATACTGAACATTTTCCAATATTGGAAGAACAGATGTATTCTTTTCCAAAATTAAGCCACGAAGACGTATTGGACTCAGTAGTATCTGGTATTCTGTACTTCTTGGATAATAAAGCAGTAAAACTAGAAACAAGACAGATAAATTATTTAAGGAGACAACATGTCTGATATTAAAATTGCCTTAGACGGCATACTAGATCGTAGAGATCATTACCTAACTGCAGAGTCATATTACAATGCAGTTCAAGGAGAAATCTTTACAACACAAACTTGGTTAAAATTGTTTAGACAAGACAATAAACATTTTAGATTTAACTTTGCCAAAACAGTTATTGATGCGGTAAGTCATAGACTTGAAATTGCCAATATTTTTGGAATGAATGAGCAAGAAAGTGCAATCATTAATGAAATTTGGGAAAAGAATGATCTTAAATTAGATGCAAATGAAATTCATCGCAATGCTTTAATTTATGGAGATACTTATGGAATTGTTTGGACTGATCTAAATGGAGAAGTTACAGTTGATTATAATTCTCCACTTACAACAATAATTATTTATGATGATGAAAACCCAAGAATTAAGCGTTTTGCTGCTAAGTTGTGGCAAACCACTGACTCACAGGGCAAAAACATTACAAAAATGAACATGTATTACTCAGATCGCATTGAAAAATATGCAACTTTTGGTGATATTGAAAATGTTGCATCAGTAACTGGCTTTACGCTTATTGAGACAATTGAAAACCCGTGGAATCAAATTCCAGTGTTTCACTTTAGAACAACAAAGCAATATGGTCGCCCAGAGCATTTAGATGCTTACGGTCCACAAGATGCAATTAATAAGTTAATGGCTACACATATGACTACTGTTGATTATCAGGGTGCTCCACAGCGTTATGCCCTTTCAACTGGCGGTAATGGTGCAGAATATGAAGACTTTAATGAGACAGGAACTGTTGATGAAAATCTAGGTCGCCTCAAGAATGGTCCTGGTGAACTTTGGTACCTTAATGGTATTTCAAAGGTTGGAGAATTCCCACCAGCAGATCACAAGGTATTTACAGAGCCAGTGTCAGAGTTTGTTCGTTCAATGGCATCTATTACAAGTACTCCACTTCACTATTTTGAAAAAACATCTATTCCAAGTGGTGAAGCATTGCGTACTGCAGAAGCACCTCTTATTAAAAAGATTCAAGATCGCCAAGTAGCATTTGGTAATGCTTGGAGAGATATGTTCTCATTTATTCTGTTAGTTCAGGGTATTGATTCTGGTGCATACGTTGTATGGAAGCCAGCAGAATCTCTAGCAAGCCTAGATGCCTGGGAAGTTGCAGTAAAGAAGCGTGTAGTTGGAGTTAGTCTTGAACAAGTTCTTGTTGAAATGGGATATGATACAGAACTTGCTGCAAAAATGGCAGCAGCAGATTCATCTTTAACAGATTTATCACAAAATACAAATACAAATAATGTACTACTAGAACAAGGGGTTACAAATGGAACAGCAGACACAACAACCATCTGAAAATCAGACGGTACAAGAAGAAGTAAAGATTGAAGATCCAGCAGCAGTCCTTAGTGCACTAGAACGTGCTAAGGCTGAGGCTAAGAAATTCAGAGAAGAAAAAGAAAGACTAGAAATAGATTTGGAAAATACAAACCAGATTGCTGCTAAGTTTTCTGCAAGATTACTTGAAGAAAAGGTTAAGGCAAAACTTGAGTCTAATGGACTTAAAGATCCTAGTCGTTTTTTAAGGTTTGTTGATTTTACTCAACTATCTCTGGATGAAAGCAATGAGATTATTGGTTTTGAAGACCAATTTGCATCATTAAAACAAGATTTGCCTGAAATCTTTGATGCCAAACTACGTGTTGGTGGACTAGGAGATACTGCAGCAGCAACTAGTGTAAATACTAGAATATCTGCAACAGAACTTCAAGCCCGTAAGATTTTAGGTAAACTTTAATCAAATAAATGGTACAATAGACTTATAATAAGGCAACGGACGTTCCTTATATTTTATAGGTAAATTGGACGATTTTCCTAACAACAATTTAATAATCTAATTTATCAAGGAGATAAAATGACAATTAGTCGCACAGACCTAACAGAGGCAAACGGCTACATTGTAGAAGAGCAAGGTTCAAATGTAATTCAGGACCTTATTGCTAATTCTGCTGTAGAACGTTATGCTCGTCGTGAAGCAATGGCTTCACGCACAAAGTCAGTACCTCGTTTTGTTGGAGATGCACCAGTAGTAGTCGCTGAAGGCGATGAAATTCCTGCATCAGCACCAACACTTGACGAGATCGTATTGACAGCAAAAAAGTATGCACAACTTATTCACATCTCAGAAGAAGATGTAAATGACCAACTCGTAGATACACTTTCAGTGTACAAGCGTGAATGGGCATCTAAGTGGGCACGAAAGTATGACAACGCTTGCCTTGGCGTAACAGCAGCAGCCGATGGAGATGACGGTCAGCCGTTTACATCTCTATACCGTGCAATTTCACCAGGATCAGCAGGAACAAACCTAATTACAGCAACAACTGCATTAACTTATGCAAATCTTAACAATGCCCTAGGTATTGCTGAAGATTCATCTAAGTTTGATGCTGCAAACACTGTATGGATGGCTCACCCAAAGATGCTTAAGGAAATCCGTGGAATGGTCAAGGGTAACTCTGACCTAGTTCTACCAGATCCACTAGCAGGAACACCAGGATCTCTATTTGGATATCCACTAGTTGTTTCATACGGTGCAGCAACATCAGCAGCAGCATCA